TCTCAGAGTAGCCGCTCAGAGTACCATAACCATAAATGGTCTCAGTGGTGCCTGTAGGGCCTACACGGGCGAATTTAACACGCAGGGAATCAGCCACGGTGTTCTGCTCAGTCAGGCGCAGGATCTGGTAGCCAGCATCTTTGAAGTCAGCCACACCAGACAGGCTAACAGACCAGCTCTTGCCGGTCGCAACTGACTGATTAAAGCCTAGTGAAGTGTCATCATAGGTAACCACGTCCTCGGAGTCAGTATCGGTCTCTAGAGAAGCGTTGGTCAGACCCAGCAGCTTGACAGGATCCATGGTACCATCAGTAGGCTGAGCAGACGGGGTAGCACCAGTGGAAAATACACCAGCGGAATAGGTGATCTTCTCATCAGCGGCAATAGTAGCCGTGGTGTCGATAAAATTACTACCACCGGCACCAACACCACCAGTGATCCCAGTAAAGGCTAGGTCTACACTAGAAGAAGCCAGGGGGATGAGATAGGTATCATAACCGAAGGCACTGCTGAAGTTAGCCATAATAAACGCGGGGACGAGCCCGCCCGAAGGGACAAGTTGGGGGAAACTACCCCGCTAATATATGTTACCTATTTGGTAGCCTACCTTTTATGTCAAAATGGGGCAGTCGCTAGGAATCCGCACCTGGCATTGAAAGTCAACCCCTAAAGTGCTGCCGGAGGACACAGTTTGAATGGATGTCGCCAGGGGGAACAGCTGCTGCATCCGTGCCAGCATAGTCGTGGCATTTGCACCATTCGCCGGCTCCCACACAATCACAAACACCTTCCAGGTAAACAGGATGTCTGGGTTGTTGGTGATATACAAACGACTATCCATGTCGGCTACATCATGGATGACCACCTCGATCCCCGTCTGGGACTTAACAGGAGGCAGGTCGGCCCCAGGTGTTACAATAGAAATACTGGGGGCAGTATCGCCTGAATCAAACACATAATCACCAACCTCAGCCATAAAGGTTGCATCTGCTACCAGGGTGTCATAAATCACCTGGGGTGTAGCCGCATGTACTTGAGCCATACGATAAACTGGTACCAGAACTAGCTTAGGGTACCTGATTCCGCAGGAAACCTAAGGTACGACAACCCAGGAGGCCGAGATGGCTAAACGACCAGACGCTTTTACCAGCCCTGGAGTTGTCTGTATAACAGTCTGATGCAACTTCCAGATTGCCCGGATCAACTGTTGTACGAGATGAAAGTGATGACTTCTGGAGAAGCAAAACGCGCCTGGAAAGCAGCCATCAAACACGCATGGAATAACCGTTGCGCTTACTGCGGCCGGCCGCCCATTGACGACAAGTCCTTAACTATTGACCACGTAAAACCACGTAGCCGAGGTGGGGAAAATCGCACTAAAAACTGCATTCCTGCCTGTAAGCGCTGCAATCAAGCCAAAGGCTCAGAAGATTGGCTAGCCTGGTATAGGCTGCAGCCCTATTATAGCCTAGAGGCAGAGATCCGCATCAAGCACTGGCTTGAGACGGGTGACGTATTGGACTGGATGGAACCAGGAGCAGCCGAATGGTTGGATACTATTCTGGATCAGCTTGACTGATTGCCAGTAACTCCAATTCCCACTCCTCCTCGGCAACAAATTTGGTAGGTACTTCTGGTAGCCGGATGGTGTACACTGCGCCGTCATTGGTTACCAGTTGACGCACTTTTCTACTGGCAGATTCCTGGGCAATAACTAAACCAGTCAGAACATGACCATCAACCTGGGGCGCAAGAACGCAAACGTCATTTGCCACCGCAATGTAACAACTTGGGCAGATGCCAGAAGCACTTCTTTCCAATTCTTTATAGACAAATAATGCCCAAGAGGGAAACAGATGCTCTTTAATGGCCTGTTGCATGGCCCTGCCAAACCTGCCGGCCGGTAAATTCTGATCTTCGGTAGTTGCATACTGATACAAGTCAGCCGGAGACACAGCTTTTGTCTTTTTACCGCGATTTACATTGAAAAGTACACTAGTTAGCTGCGCAATAGGCCTCTCGGCCAAGTGAGCCTCCCGCAAAAGCAGTTTTGAAGCGTATTCTACGGCCGTTAAGACATACTCATACGGTAAATCAACATATGATCCCCAGGAAAACTCTGGATCACCGGCAAAAACACGCTTTAAGGTCCAATAATATTCCTCAAATGGGATCAAAATGACTTGATTGATCCCACTGGCGGCCATACTGGTGTTTACGTTGCCGGCTGAAGCTCCTGGGGCTCCTCCTTTCCCTGGGATGGCTCCTCTTTGGTCTGCAAAAAGCTAAGGTTACCCAGGCTGCGGTTCTCTTCGGCCTGAAATAACTCAGCCAGCTGCGCGATCACATCCGGCTCCAGCTTAGAGGTGTCATCAATTGTCCACTCTGAGTCCAAACGTGAGATCAATAGCACCGTAGCCATGATCATTTGAGTATGTACAGTCTCTCGACTGAACACCTCTAGCATCTCTAGGATGTCCTGAGTATAAATTTCTAAAGTTTGTTCTTCCTTTTTTGTTAATTTTTGGGACTGCAGCAGTTTACTAATCAGATCATGTGCCTTATCTACTGCCATACCCTGCTCTGTCGCTACCTTATTAACCAGCGCCCTAAGGACTTGCACACCTTCCTTATTTGTCACCACCTGCTGATAGGCGGCTTTTTCCCCCACAGACAGGTAACCCATACGCTGCAGCTCAAAGTAGCCGGAGGTTTCAGTGCCTACTCGTACAGGCTCGGGCTTGCGCTTGGGCTGCACAACAAAAGGTAGATTCCGCATAGCACGACACAAGAAGTGCCATAGTATACCAATATCAAGAACCCTTTGCGGTAGCAGCAACAGCAGCCCTGGCAATAGCAGCAGCCACCTCAGCCTCAAGGATTCCTTTATAATCGACAACTGTAACCCCAGAACCTGGGACGCTAAGGGCTCCAGAACCACCTTTAGGCTTAATTCCTAGGGTCAAAGAAATGAATGGCCTGCCGGGGATGTATGTTCCTCGCCCTCCACCACCGACGTACCCACCATAATGCACGATACCACTATAGGGGGCTGAGTTTCGGACATTTATGGTGAAACCTTTAACGCTAAAAGACACCTTAACGCTGTTGCGGTCCTGCAGTTCTTGGGTATCAATAATGTCCCGTGGGCTAGTAACAGTAGCACCACTTACCCGGCGGGTGGACCTAGGCCATGCCCAAATAGGAGACTCTATGTTATCTAGTAAAAGACTTTCTACCTCAGATTTTATCTGTGTAGATGCTTTAATATATGCCTTGGATAGCTCAGTCTTCATCTCCTGGGTAAAAGTATTAAAAGTCTTCTGGTCAGGACTAGCCGAAATCTTAAATTCCGCCCCACTGGTCTTCTCCTCTAGGGTTGTCATGATGTCCTCGACCTGCGCTAGGGCGTCACCCCCTCCCTTGCCGGCCTTAGAGACCTTTCTAGCCATCAGTCTAGTACCTCCGCACCCACTAGCTGAATCTCGATACCTCCTAGCTCACCATACAGGATCTGGTCAATGCCACTGCCACCAAACACACCGCTAAAGCGCTCGATGTTGGCCTTCATTACAGGCGTCTGACCCAAATACATCAAAACATCAGTCCCTGGCTTCAGCCAACTGTAACTAGCAGTAACATCAGACCATGTGACACTTGATAAATCGCCTACTAGTGGGTCAAAATTAGCCGTCACAGTACCATACCGCAGCGCATAACCACGATAATAAAACTGGTCACCACTAGCACCAGGCATCATAGTACCACCTAGCTGACTAGATAATGGCTGCTTCGTGCTGCCGGAGGACACAGAAGAATACTGAGCCCGCTTTAGAAAACACTGCACCAGATAACTAGAACCAGCAGCGGATACAAACCGCCCGTTTACATTCGTCACAGCCCCCTGGGCGGTCACCTTGACGTATGCGTTGGCATAAGGTAGTAGTGGCGAAGCCATACAGCACCGGCAGCAGTACCTTAGGTTTCCGGCTATAATAAATTAACACTAAAGATAAACCCTAGGATTGTCACCGCACTAAAAAAGGCAAAAATTGAACTAGTAACCAAAGTAGACCAAGACTGACACTTGATACAATGC